TTACCGAAGGCATCGTAAACCGTGACATGAAGAAGGAAGGCTCTGCTCTTCTTTCCAAATGGGGAAAAACCGGTCTACTTGAAGGTCTTCAAACTGAGCATCAGAAGTCAACTATGGCTCGTTTGCTTGAAAACCAAGCGAAGGAACTCCTTCGTGAATCTAACACAATGGCTGGTGGAGACGTAGAAGGTTTCGCTGCTGTTGCATTCCCAATTGTTCGTCGTGTATTCGCCGGACTTATCGCTAACGATCTTGTTAGTGTACAACCAATGAGCCTACCTAGTGGTCTCATTTTCTTCCTGGATTTTTCATTCGATCGTCAACGATTGGGTAATAATGAAGGACAATCCCTCTACGGTACAGATAAGCTTGCTTCTGAGATCTCTGAAGGTGTAACATTGGACGGAATCGTAGGAGATCGTGATATTGGACCTTACGGAATGAACAATGGCTACTCTTCTCCAACTGGATCTGGTGCTGGTAACGCTCTTGCTGGTAACTTTAACACTGCTGCGGGTATTGATGCTACTTACGGTACCGGAACAGCTACTGATAAAGCTGTACGTTTTGATCCGGATTTTGTTTCTGGTTCAACAGAATTCTGTACTATTACAATTGATGCTGATGGACTCGATCAGTTGAATCTTAAGAACGTTGTTGCTATTAATGTTTCTTCTTCTATTGGAAACGGCATTTTGTCTGGATCTACTAGCGGAGTTGCTGAGCATGGTCGTCTAATTCGTCGTCTTACAACATATGACGCTTCTACTGAGAAAATTACTCTTGTATTTGCTGGACAAGGAACAGACGGTGCTGCAACCGGTACTTCTACACAGTTGAAAGCTGCAATGGTTGCTGGTGCTGATTTGGCTGCTGCTAACTGGTCTTGGCCACAAACAGACGATTTAACTATCTCAACAGCTCTTGGTTCTATTAAGGGTCAAGAAGTTTGGGGACTTGAAGATAACGTTAATATCCCGGAAATTGATATCAAGGTTGATTCAATCGCCATCACAGCTGTAACCAAGAAATTGAAAGCAAAGTGGACTCCAGAACTTGGACAAGACTTGAATGCTTACCACAACTTGGATGCTGAAGTAGAATTGACTTCTATCCTTTCTGAGCAAATTGCTCTTGAAATCGATCGTGAGATTATGGAAGACCTTATCAAAGGCGCTACCGCTAGTACTTACTACTGGTCTCGTTCACCTGGATTGTTTGTAGATCGCTCAACTGGTCTTGAGATTGGTGCTAGCACTGCTGCTCCTGATTTCACTGGTACAGTAAGTGAATGGTATGAGACTCTCATTGAAACTATCAATGATGTTTCTGCTCAAATTCACCGTAAGACACTTCGTGGTGGAGCTAACTTTGTAGTTTGTTCTCCTGAAGTTGCTAACGTTCTTGAATTCACCAGCGGATTCCGTGCAAACGTAACTGCTGATGCTGACAAGGGTGAGATTGGTGCCGTTAAGGTTGGATCTCTCAGCCGTAAGTTCGACGTTATCGTTGATCCTTACTTCCCACGTAATGTAGTTCTTGTAGGGCGAAAAGGAAACAGTTTCCTTGAGTCTGGATATGTATATGCTCCGTATGTACCACTCCAAACTACACCTACAATCTTTGGCCCAGAAGATTTCGTACCACGCAAGGGAGTCATGACTCGCTATGCGAAGAAAATGGTTCGTCCTGATATGTACGGTCTTGTTATCGTTCGTGGTCTTCTTGGTGAGTCCGGAGCTTCCTAGTCTTTTTGATTAGATAAAGTTCTAATATAACCCCCTTCTCTTCGGAGTTGGGGGTTTTCTTTTTTTAAACTATTTACAATATTCGTTTAAGGAGAATTTTATGAAACCGAAACAAAAAAGACTTTGGGCCAAAAAGATGGCCGCAGAGAAAGCTAAACATGAGGCGGCTGCAAAGCACGCTGCGGAAGAAGCACAAAAGAAGCAAAAGGCTGAAGAAGCAGCTCAAAAAGCAAAAGAACTTGCTGAGAAAAAAGCTTTACAAGAAGCTGAGAGATCTCAAAAAGAAAAAGAAGACAAGCCAAAGCGAAGAGCAAAGCGCTCAAAGAAGACCGAAGAGTAGTTAAAAACTATTTACTACGACTCGGAGGGAATTGAATGTCATTACCAACTTTAACGCCAACATCACAAACGTCGGCTATTATTTTACCAATCACCGGAAACACAGACAATGTTGCTGCTGCCACACCTTTAGGTGTATACGATAGTTCTACAGAGTTTTTGTCTGGTGCTGCTGCTCAAGTGGCTTTTACTTATAAGCGATTAGGTGGAGACGTTCTAGATATTGAACTAACAGAAGATAATGTTTATGCAAACTTTGAAGATGCTGTTTTGGAATATTCTTACCTTATCAACATCCATCAATCAAAAAACATTCTTGGTTCTGCGCTCGGAGGAACGACAGGTTCATTCGATCACACTGGTGAAATAACCACAGGACCGACAAACGCTCAACTAAAATACCCAAAACTTAATTTTGAGATTGCCTTTAAGATTGGAGACAAGTTTGCAACAGAAGCTGGTATCGGTGGAACTCAGCCAATTTACTCTGCTTCTTTTGATAGAGTCTCAAACCAACAAGATTATGATCTTCAACAAATTTTAGAAGATGATCCCAAATATGGCTCAATTGTTGGAAACAAAAGAGTTAAGATACGCAATGTATTTTATGTTTCTCCACGACAGATGTGGAGATTCTATGGATACTATGGTGGACTCAATGTTACTGGTGATATGAGCACATACGGACAATATGCCGATGATTCCTCGTTTCAAGTTATACCAGCTTGGCAGAATAAGATACAGGCGATACAATATGAAGACCACCTTTACACCCGTACATCGCATTATAGCTACGAAGTTATCGATAATAAGTTAAGATTATACCCAGAACCAGACAGTGTCTCTCCGGAGAAATTTTGGTTTCGTTTTACTGTTGATAATACAGATATTTGGGATGACGATGATGATAATGGTCAAGATGGAATCAACAACATGAACACCCTTCCTTTTGAGAATATTCCATACGAAAATATCAACTCAATCGGCCATCAATGGATCAGAAGATTCGCTCTTGCTCTTTCAAAAGAAACACTTGGCCAGATAAGAGGAAAGTTTGGTGGAAACGTTCCAATTCCTGGTGAGAATATCACTTTAAACGCGTCGGATTTATTAAGCCAGGCCAAGGCAGAGCAAGATGCTCTTCGCGACGAATTAAAGACAATACTTGACGAATTGACTTACAACAAGCTCTTGGCAACAGACAAAGAAATGATTGATAATGCCAAGGCGATTGTGACCGAGACACCACTTAAGATTTTTGTAGGATAAATGAATGTCAGATAACAAATGGAAAAAACCAGCAGCACCTCCGCCCCCAATGTTCTTTGGGGAAAAGGAAAGAGACCTTGTTAAACAAGTTAACGATGAAATCATTGAAAGAGTTGTTGGTCAGCAAGTACTTTACTTCCCAATTGATATTGAAACAACAAATTATCATCCTTTATATGGAGAAGCAGTGGAGAAAACATTCCTTCCCCCTGTAAGAGTGCATGCTTTAGTTGAATTTCAAGGCATTGAGACTTCTTTTATGGATAATATCGCTGTTGATAAAGCAACAAAAATAAAAATTAACTTTCACAAGCGCAGATTAACAGAAGATCAGAATCTTTTTGTTAGAGAAGGGGATTTTGTTAAATATGGTGATGTTTTTTACGAGATAGCCAAGCTAATGGAGCCAAAACTACTATTTGGTCAAGTTGAGCATCGTTTTGAGATTCAAGCCGAGTGTATTAGAGCAAGAGAAGGAGTATTCAATGCCGAATAAAGTAGAAACATTAGAACCATCAACGATTGAGACAATTGATCTTGGTATTTATCGCTATGTTAATGAAGAGTTAAATTTAAACACCACAACCAATGAAGGTTTCAAGAAAACTCCTGTAATTTGGCTAGGAACAGATCGTTTATTTCAAGTTAAAAACAATAAAGAAATTCGTGACTCTGTAGGTAAAATCAAATTACCCATTATAACAGTTAATCGCGACACAATTGCAAAAGATCCCGCATTTAAAGGATCGTTCCAAGCGCATATCTTTGAAAATTCAGATTATAAGGGCGGAGCCATCACTAGGTTCCGCAGAATACAACAAGAAAAGACAAGAAACTTTGCAAACGCAGATGTAGCACGTTCTAGCAAGGATTCCCGCGATACCGGAAGGTCCGATAATAAAAAAATCGTATATGAATCTCTAACGTCACCAATTCCGACATATGTTACGGTTATGTATACAATTGTGTTGAGAACAGAGTATCAACAGCAAATGAATGATTTGATGACTCCGTTCATTACGAGAACTGGTCAATTAAATTCATTTATTTTCGAATATGACGGCCATAAATATGAAGCCTTTATTCAATCCGACTTTTCCGAGAACAAAAATACCACAGCGTTAAACGAAGATGAAAGAATGTTTGAGACTAAAGTTTCTATCAAAGTGTTAGGGTATTTAATCGGAGATGGCTCAAATAGAGAGAAGCCACAAATAACAATCAGAGAAAATGCCGTAGAAGTTAAGATTTCTAGGGAGCGTGTCATTGTTGGCGATAAGGCTCCATGGAAAAAGAAAGACAAAGACTATCGCGAATAGTTTCTTTTGAGAAAAGATAAGACTATTTATAAAGAATATTAATATTAAGGAGAATTTTTAATGCCTAGTAAATTTGATTTTATATCACCCGACATCCTTCTACGAGAAGTTGATGAGAGCCAAGTTAGTGCAGAGACAACTGACGATGGTGCTTTAATTATCGGACAAGCCCTTATGGGACCTTCAATGCAACCTGTTCGTGTAAAGAATCTAGATGATCTTTATACCGTATTTGGGCGACCACAAAGTGGGAAGAATGAGAAAGACGATCTTTGGAGATCCGGAAACACAAAGCTTCCAACTTATGGACTTTATGCTGCTCAAGCGTGGCTATCCACTCAGACTTCACCGGTTACATATGTAAGGTTGGCTGGTGAAGATGCAACTAATCAGGATAGTGGCTATACATTCGCCGGTTGGAATACTGGTGAAGCGCTTGCTGTAACTGCTGCGGGAACTTCTGCTGCTTATGGACTTTTTATTATGCCTTCTGCATCAGTCGGGGAAACCACTGAAGGAACACTCGGTGCTGTAATTTATACTAAAGGTGCAGCCGTTAGTCTTTCTGGGTCAATTGCCACGTCGGGAACCGCAGCAACAACTTCTTCAGTTGGTGTTTTGATGGTTGCTAGCAATGCAGAAATGGGTGCTTTTACTCTAGAAATCGCAGATGGCTCTACAACTCAATCGTTTGCTATTCATTTAAATGCAGATAATAAAAACGGATTTATTCGCAACGTTCTTAATACTAATCCACAAATGATTAATAGTATCAACCAAAAGAATACAGAAAAGTATTTCTTGGGCGAAACATATGAGACAGAAGTTTTTCAGAAACTCAACTCGGTTGGTTCTGCTTCCGCAGGAGAACAATTTGGTATTCTTCTGCCCTTATCAAAGAACAGCTTTGCAGATGCAAATC